AGACACTTATACGTACAGCGGAAATGCATCAGCAGGTGGCGGCGGTGGCGGTTCAGGAGGAGCAGGTGTTAACGGAGCAGTAAGTCCAGTAGCGCCTGTTACTACTGCTCCAGCTGGTTTTGCTGGAGGAATAGGTGGTGCAGGGTCAGGCGGGTATGGCGGCGGCGGCGGTGCAGGTGGATTTGCTTACAATATCGTTAATTTTACGAGAGTTTCTTCGTACAGTCTTACTAACAATGCTCCACCCGGAACACCTGTTCCAGGTAGTAGTACACAACAATCTACTGCATACACTTATTCGGCATTTGGATCTACTATTGGCGGCACAGGAGGCGGTGGTAGCAGCGCATCAACTGCAACGTCAGTAGTTAATAATACAACAGCTCCTTTAAACAATAGCAGCACTACAACTTATAATCTAAACACTGCGATAGCAGGTGGAGCAAATACTGGCGGCGGTGGTGGTGGTGGTGGCTATGCTGGAATTACAAATCCGGGAGGAAACAATGGCGGTTCAGGAAAACTACAAGTTACTATATCCGCCGAACGTTATAATGTAACATACCCCTATATTAACTCTATGAGTACGACATTGAGCACAACTAACGTAACGTTAACTGGTTCAGGCAGGTTCGCAGTTTAAATAAATATACTCGGAGATACAAATGACTCAGCTCGACGATGCTAAAACCCAAGTATATGAATATGTAAAAACCATGCTAGGAGATGGCATGATCGATGTGGAATTAGATCCTAAACATCTACAGATTGGACTAGATAGAGCACTATCTAAATATAGACAACGTGGCGATAGCAGTGTTGAAGAGAGCTATATGTTCTTAACGTTTGAAGCTGATGTTAATAATTACACTATGCCCAAAGAAGTAGTGAATGTTAGACAGATCTTTCGTCGTAGTATCGGTTCTAGAACAGGCATGGGAGATGGTGGTTCTGTGTTTGAACCGTTTAATATGGCCTATACTAATACATACTTACTATCAAGCCAGAATATGGGTGGATTAGCTACATACGAAATATTTGCACAATACCAAGAAATGGTTGGACGTATGTTTGGTAGTTTTATTAATTATAACTACAATCAATCTACACGCAAATTAACTATAATGCAGCGTCCCAGAGGTAACGAACAAGTACTGATTTGGACTTACAATTATCGCCCAGATTTTGTTATACTACAGGACATATATGCCAATCAGTGGATTAAAGATTACACGCTAGCAAATTGTAAAATGATGATGGGCGAAGCACGTGAAAAATTCACACAGATCGCAGGACCACAAGGTGGAAGTGCGCTAAATGGTACTGCTATGAAAGCAGAAGCTAAAGAAATGATCACACAGCTTGAAGCAGAATTAATGCAACAGGTAACTGGCGGTCAGGGCTATACTTTTATTATCGGCTAAGCCAAAAAACCTTGACATTCGAGACAATATCAGATAAACTAATCATGAGGGTAAAAAATCATGACTGAAATATCTGAGAAGAAAAAATTAAAAATAGCCATTTATACTATATGTAAGAATGAAGAAAAAAATATAGATCGTTGGGCAGATAGCAACCAAGAAGCAGATGTGAGATTAATCTGCGATACTGGTAGCACTGACGGTACTGTAGAAAAATTAAAAGCACAAGGGGTTGATGTTTATTCGATAGCAGTAAGTCCCTGGCGATTCGATGTAGCACGTAATACCAGTTTAAATCTTTTACCTGCAGACGTTGATGTTTGTATTTGGCAAGATTTGGATGAAGTGCTTTTACCAGGATGGCGACAGGCTATAGAAAATGCCTGGGAAGATGATGTAACTACAGCCAATCACAGATACAGACATAATCAAGGCCCCTGGCAATGGCATTATAAGATACATGCTAGACATAATTGCTTCTGGTGTTGGCCAGTACATGAACGCTTAGACTGGACTGTTCCAATTAAAGAAGTTTGGATTCCGGAGTTTTACCTCGATGAATATCAAGATGCAAAAGAAGGTCGCGGCGGCTATGTAAATCTATTAGAACTAAAAATACAAGAAGGCGATCGTTACTGGAAAACCTATGCGTTCTTAGCTGGTGAATATCAGATGAGAGGCGAAACAGACAAAGCTATTGAAGCACGTTTAAAAAGTTATGAGCTTTGTGAAGATGGTGGGATCGTAAAATCTTATATCGGTCGATTAATTGCACAGTTATACGGTGATAAAAGCGATTGGAATACTGCAGATCTTTGGTATCAAAAAGCAGTACAAGATAGTCCTGAACGAGAAACACTTTATCACTGGGGTATGTCGTATATGAAACGAGAAGATTGGGAAAGCTGTTTCATAACGATGAAAAAATGCTTAGAAACAACGGCTCGTCGAGACGGGTTTACACAGGATCCTCAGGCCTGGGGTGAAAATGGCTATGATGCAGCAGCATTGGCCTGTTATAAAATAGGCCTATACAAAAAAGCAGTAGAATATGGTGAACAAGCACATAACATGGCACCAGAAGATGGTAGATTAATTAATAATTTAAATTACTATAAGGAGGCAGCACAGTGAGTAAGATTAAAACTTGTGTATATGCAATTAGTCTAAACGAAATCGGTCAAGTTGACAATTTTATGGAAGCTTCAAAAGATGCTGATCTTATACTAGTGTGTGATACCGGTAGTACAGACGGTACCGTAGAACGACTGCGAGAACTCGGTGCAGTTGTTTATAATATAAAAGTAAAACCGTGGCGTTTTGATATCCCTAGAAATACTGCACTAGCATTAATTCCACCAGATATCGATATGTGTCTAAGTATCGACATTGACGAATACTTACAACCTGGTTGGTTAGAAGCTATGCAAAAGGCCTGGGATGAGCATAACGGTAACATACAAAGGATGGCATACAGCTATACTTGGAACTGGAAACCGGACGGAAGTCCTGATAAAGTGTTCTATGCAGACAAGATGCATCACAGACATGGGTATCGTTGGCGTCATCCTTGCCACGAAACTCTATACTGGCAGAATTCAACATATGAGAATAGAGTAACTGTACCTGATATTTTGCTACATCATCGTGCGGATAATTCAAAGAGCAGATCTCAGTATTTGCCATTGCTATCACAAGCAGTAAAAGAAGATCCCGAGAATGATCGTATGCGTCATTATTACGCACGTGAACTTTATTTCTTCGCACAAAACGAAGAAGCTATCAAAGAGTTCGAAACCCATATAAAATTACCAAATGCTACGTGGGCGGAAGAACGATCTGCGAGTATGCGATATATGAGCCGTTGTTATCGTAATATGGGTAAGAATTCAGAAAGTATGGATTGGGCATTTAAGGGTATGCTAGAATGGCCACATACTAGAGAACCTTGGTTGGAATTGGCGAGAGCAGCATATGCATTAAAAGACTGGAATACCTGTCATTGGGCTGCTACAAAGTGCTTATCGATTGCAAACAAAGGTATGAGCTATATAACCGATAGTGAATGTTGGGGGGCAGAGCCGCACGATCTCGCAGCATTGGGTGGTTGGTATTCAGGGTTAATTGATGATTCTAAAAAACATGCTATAATTGCACATAAGATGAATCCAACTGATGCACGATTAAAGAACAACTGTTTATTAATGGGGTTAACTGAAGAGGATCTCAATAAATGATCATAGGAGTGTGTGGTCTTATTGGCAGCGGTAAAGGTACTGTTGCCGATATATTAGAAAAGGATCACGGATTCGTTAAGATTAGTTTTGCTGATAGTTTGAAGGATGCTGTATCAGTAGTATTTGGGTGGGATCGAGCATTATTAGAAGGTGACACTGATGAGAGTCGCGCTTGGAGAGAACAGCGCGACCCTTGGTGGGCAGGCAGATTAAACTATGCTGATCTTACGCCACGTTGGGTATTGCAGATGTGGGGCACAGAAGTGTGTCGTGAAGGATTTCACAAAGACATCTGGATCGCTAGCATGGAAAAGAAATTACAAGATCATAGTAAAAATTATGTCATACCAGATACTAGGTTTATTAATGAAATTGATATGATTAAGCGTATGGATGGCAACGTATGGTGTATCAAACGCGGTAAAGATCCTGTATGGTTTCAAAAATATCAATCACATCATATAGTACCGAAAGATATACACGCTAGCGAATGGCAATGGGCATTGGCAGAATTTGATAAAATCATACAAAATAACGATACATTAGAAGATCTAAAAGAACGTATTAAAAGTCTGGTTTAAGATCGCTTTTTTTCTTCTCTAATTTATTTGTTATCTTAACTGCAGCATCGCAGTTCAAACAGATAGTTTTAAAACTGTTGTTAGAATCGTATACAGTTAGCTGTTCTGTATAATCAGCTGAAAATCCACAAGCTTCGCATTTTGTTTTTTTCTTATAACCCTGCGTTAGCCATTTGGGTTTTTTCTTTTTCTTTTCGTCAGCATTACAGGGGTCACACAATCTGCGATAATAAGTCTTATCGTTTTTCTTGTAGTTTATAGCTCTTGCTCTATTATTGCACTTAGGGCATATATTTTCAATCATAGAAATATTTATTACCTTTATTCACCTTTATCTAAATCATATATTACCTTTATTCCACCTTTTCACGGTTATATAGACATGATTTTCTAGATATAATACTAAATATTACTGAAGTCTGCAATAACAGGAGATCGGATATGACGTTGAATTCACCCGGCGTAGAAGTACAAGTAATTGACGAAAGCTTTTATGTCACAGCCGCACCAGGAACACGCCCACTTATAATAGTGTCATCACAAGAAAATAAAACCAACGGTTCCGGCACTGGTATCGCAATTGGTACATTAAAAGCAAACGCTGGCAAGCCATATTTGATTACTAGCCAGAGAGATTTGACCGAAACATTTGGTACGCCATTGTTTTATAAGGATGCTAGCCAGAACCCAGTTCATGGTGGTGAACTTAACGAATACGGATTACAAGCTGCATACAGTTATCTAGCAGTAAGCAATAGTGCTTATGTTGTTAGATCAAATCTTGATGTAGCACAACTAGCACCTCTTGCAGTTGGGCCAAGTGCAAATCCAGAAGATGGAACATATTGGTTTGATGTTAAAGATTCGAGATTCGGTATATTTGAATGGAATGGCGCAGCAGCTACAGTAAGAGGTGGACAGCAGTTCACAAATAGAGTTCCTACTGTAATCGTAGACAGCACTAAGATTGATGAATTAACAGGTGCTCCTTTAGGTTCGGTAGGTAAAGTAGGTGATTATGCAGTAGTAGCTATCACTACACTTAACAAGATTTACTTCAAAAATAGAATGGGTGATTGGGTTCTAGTAGGTTCAGATGATTGGAATAACAGCTGGCCGCTTGTTGCAGGTAACAAAAGTAATCCTACATTAACTGCAGGACACAGCATAATCATCAACGGTGTCGAAGTAACACTTACATCGGGAACTACTGTAAATGCACTTGCAAGTGATATTAACGTCCTATTTAATAACGGTACATTGCGCGGAGTAAGTGCAGCCGTAGTTAACTCACGTTTAGAACTATACTGCAACGGTGCAGCTGACAGTCCACAACTCGACAGCTCACTATCAAACGCTATCGTTATTGAAGCCGGTACAGGTACACTTGTAGCGTCTAGCACAGCATCTAGTTCAACTGGTATTGCTACTGGAACATATTACGGTCCTGCTCTACAGATTGGTCCACACACTTCAGTTCCTCGCTTTAAGACAAGAGATCCGGCTCCTCGTCCGAGTGGGTCTGTATGGATTAAAACAACAGACGTTAATCTTGGTGCTCGTTGGAGAATTAAGATTTGGAACGCACAGACACTAACATGGGATCTAGTTGAAGCTCCTGTTTATGCTAACAACCATGATGCTACATATTACTTAGATAGAACCGGTGGTGGTAAAAACATAGCAAGAGGTAATTTGTATGTACAGTTCAATTTAACTGAAGCAATGAAAACCGACAACTATAGTGGTATTTCACCTGAGTATTTCATGGAAGCAGCTACATTTAAAGTTTTCCGCAGAGAACAGCCAGATCCAACTACTATCACTAGTGTTCCTATCACTGCTAGCACATTTGTAAATCTAAGAACTTACACATTTAATCTAGCAGCATCGGTCGTTGGGTACCAAGGATTGACAACAGACGAAACTATATCTTTCCAAGCACATCATGCAGTAAGTGATGCAAGCGACATGGCTGCTGCAATTAATGCTGCTGGCATAGCAGATGTTGAAGCAAGTGTTGATTCTCGTAATAGACTAATAATCCAACACCTAAAAGGTGGAGAAATAAGACTAAAAGACGGTACTTACAGCCCGTTGGGATTACTGTTTACGCCATTTAATGTTGTAACTAATTCGGGGTCACCTAACTTCTACACTGCACCGATCGGTGACGAATTGCATGACTATATAGCAACTAACTGGAAACCATTAAAATATACAGCAGCGTTTAGTCCACCAAATACTATACCAGATGACGGTAAATTATGGTATAGTTCAGTAGTTGATAGTGTTGACATAATGATACATAATGGTCGTACTTGGGTTGGATACTTATTTGACGGTACATATAACGGCATTCCAAATCCATTGCTAGCAAGTCCTTATTATGATTCAAATGTAGATTTCCAGACAGATCCTGCAGGTCCAATCGTAAGTGCGACTAAGCCAAAAAAACAGAGTGATGGAACTACATTGAGAAATGGTGATCTATGGATTGATTCGGGTGATATCGAAAACTACCCTGCACTTTATAAGTGGGATGGTTATAATCTAAAATGGATATCCGTTGATACTAGT